TTATTTCCCGATAGCGCCGTGAACAATCTCCAGCGCCATCCGAAGCGTTTTCGCCTCAATCTGTCCCGGTGCCGATGCTTCGCCCGCCGTGCCGAATGTCAGGCAGCTGCCCATGCATGCCCCGCCAATGCGCGTAATCGCGCCCGCCTGTCCCATCGCAATGCCAATCATCGGGATAGTCAGCTTCTCTTTGGCTCTGGCAAACATCAGCGCAGCTTCCAGCGCCTGCGTGTGCGTCCTGGCCATCACCGCCGCCTTGCATACCTTTGCGCCCAGTTCCTGCTGCTGCATCAGCCAGTCTGCCGCGCGCTGCATGTCGCCGATCTCGCCGAATTCATGGCTCGATCCAACCAGCGTCACGCCCGCATTTTCCGCATGCTCAGCAATCCGCATAAAGGCGTCCCTGCCGACGCTCAGCTCGCAGTCGATCGCATCGCATGCGCCGCTTTGCGTCATACCCGTCAGCAGTGTTTCATATGCCTGCGCGTCAGGATCTCCTGCGCCGCCGTCTCGCCTTGTGCGCAGCGTAAAAAGCAGTGCCATGCCCGGCGCCGCCTCTCGAACCGCCCGGCAAGCCTCCGCCGCCGTCTGCACGTCCGGCATGGGCGCCAGACTGTCGATGCGCAGCTCGATCAGATCCGCCTGCGCCGCTTTCGCCCGCGCCGCCGCCTGTGCGATGTCCCCGATCGTTCTGCCCATGACCGGCACGCAGATCTTGGGCATGCCCTCGCCCAGCACAACCTCGCCGATGCGCGCTGTGCCCAATGCATCGCTCAACCTTGACAACCCCTCGCCAAACGCCTATAATGAATGAAATCGCTGATGTGGTGGAATGGCAGACACCGGGGACTTAAAATCCCTTGCCTTCTGGCGTGCGGGTTCGAGTCCCGCCATCAGCACCATGCAAAATGGCCCGGCTTACGCCGGGCTCTTTTTTTCCCAGTTATTTCCGGAAAAAATGCCCTGCCATATTTGCACGCCCATTGTATCGCGAAAACACGCCCATGTCAATTGGAATTGTCGCAAATCCTGTCTCATCCGAGATCAGTCAATCCCTATAAAATACATGTCCGTCTCTCAGCGTTTTCCCGCCTCTTCGCCGTGTCCGCTATGCGCCACGTCCAGGATCGTGTGCAGCAGCGGCACGTCCAAACCCAGCAGCGACAGGTTTTCCAGCAGGCTCACCAGCTCTGTCGCAATCACATAGGTCATCGCCGCGCTGCAGATGCCCTCCATGCCCAGCGGCGTCCCCGTATATACGCACACCAGAACAATCAGCCATTCCGCGCCCTTTTTGATCACGCCCTCAAGCATCACCCTGCTGGACACCTTGCCGCTTTCGCTCTTTTGGCTCTTGCCCAGAAGCGCGCAGGAAAGCCCCGAAAGAATATCGGCGCACTGCACAATCAGAATCCCCCGCCCCAATGCGGGCATCCCCGTCCACAGGCCAATCACCATGCCGATACAGGCGCCAAACCAGCCCCAAATATCCGTAAAAAAGCTGTGAACCCATTCCATCATCGTTCCCATAAGCTTCATCTTCTTCCGTCCTCCGTCTTTCGCCTGTCCAACCCGCCGTCTGCTCCTTATCCAGCAGAGCCCGTCCTCAGCCGGCTGTCAGGGGCGTTTTACGCCCCTTTTATGCACCAGCCGGACACGGATTGCATCTCCGCACATTTCTGATCCACCCAAATACCCGTGCAAAGATTCTCGTCCCGCCGTAAATCAGGCCTTTCAGCTTTTCTCCGTTGAAATACACCTCTCGCAGCTGCGTGCCCTGATAGTACACCGGCAGGAAATCATCCTCCTTCCCGCGGATGATCACCACGCCGCTGCCACCCTTGGCAGCCGCGCCGCCTCCCAACCAGTGCTGGCCGTTGTCGTCAGTCCAGTTTTCATCCTGGCCTGCGCCGCCGCCGCCGCTTCCTGTGTTGTCCGCGCCTGCAATGGCTGCTGCGCCGCCGTTTTTTCCGCCGTAGCCGCCTTTGCCGCCGCCGTCTCTGCCGCCGTTGCCGGGCGTCGAATATTCGTTCGCGCCGCCACCGCCGCCGCCCGCACCGCAGCGCGTAAGGCTGGTGTCGCCGAAGGCATACATGCCGTCTCCGCCGTTTGTGCCGTCCCTGTCTTCCACAGCCAGACCGCAGTTGCCGCCGGCGCATGTACCGCCTTCCGCTATATATCCAAATGCGGATGATGCTCCGCCGGAATCGCCAACGGCCCCGCCTTCGCCCACCGTGACCGCATAACCCGTTCCGCCCGCAATGATGATGCCGTTTTTGTTCATCACGGCGCCGCCGCCGCCGCCGTGACCGCCCCGGTCCCGGGTAACGCTGTATGCCTCTCCGCCGCCACCGCCGCCGACAATGCACAGCTCCACGTCAGCTTTGGCGTAGGCAAGCGTCAGCGTTCCGCTATCCTTCAGGAAAATATACCAATATCCGTCCTTGAGCTCCGAGGAGGATAAACCCGTATAACTGAATGAAGGAACCCTTGTCGCCATTTCTGTCCCTCCTTAGCCTGTCGTGATGTAGAGCTTCGTACCGGAGAGCGTGAACGTCACGCCGCTTCTGCCGGTGTCGCCCTTCGCGCCCGCCGCGCCGTCCCTGCCCCGGGGAATCACAAACGAGAACTTTCTCTCGCCGTCCTCCTCCGTCAGGCTTACGCTCGCTTCGCTGCCTGCTTCGGCGGTCTCAGCCTGCGCTGTCACGTTCTCCCAGTCAGCAGCCGTCTGCTGTGCCATCTTGGCCGCCTCGTTCGCCGCATCCGCCGCGCCGCTCGCCTTCTTTGCCTCGTCCTGCGCGCTTTCCGCCGCCTCGTTTGCCGCTGCTGCCGCCGCGTTCGCAGCCGACGCCGCCATGCCTGTCTCCGCGATTTTCCGGTTAACCTCCGCCATCAGCGCGTCAAAAGTATTCATTGCCATATCCATTCCTCCCCGTCATTCCTTTGGCGTGATCGTCAGAATTCCCTCCGCCATTGAAAATGCAAGATCCGCCGGTCCAGTGCTGCCTGTCTCCCCCTTCGCGCCGTCTGCACCGCAGGGCAGTCCGAGCGTCAGCACGCTGCCGCTGATCTGCGCCAGCGCCTCTGATCCTGCCGCCAGCGGAATCGTCCTCACGCCCATATGATTCCACCGCGTCTGTACATCCTCCATCCGCAGCATTGCTTCCCGGGCATTCTCGGTCGCCGCCTGCGTGTCCTGCGCCGCCTGGCTTGCCGCCAGCGCAGATGCAAGCGCATGCTGCTCCGCGTTTTCCGCATTTTCCTGCGCCGCCAGAGCCGCGTTCATCACCAGCTCTGTCTCTTCCCGCTTGACCGCCCATGCTTCCCATTGCTCGCTCGTGGCGACATTGTTGGGCGCAGGACGGCTGAGCGGTCTGAATACCAGTTCATACATCGTCTTCGTGCGCCCGTTCCCCTCTTCGTCCAGACCATAGCTCACATAGACATACGCATATACGTTCTCCGCCGTCTGCAGATATTCGTCCGGTATCGCCGCCGTCCAGCAGCTTTCTCCCTCGTCCCATAGCGCCAGCCGCGTCTGTGTCTGGCTGTCGCCTTTCAGGGCGTAGTGTACCTGCATCGTCACCATGCTGCCCGAAAGGAAATCGTCCCCTTCCGCCAGTTCTTCCGGCGACGGCAGGCCATGCATTCTCATTCGCTGGCCTGTGTCATACTGGTATGCGCCGCTTGCCGCCGCGCCGCGCTCTGCATTTTTTTTAAAGCTTGCCTCAATCATCAGCCTCCGCCTCCCTTCGGCCAATCAGCGGTATTTTACGCTCTGTGCGGCGCCGCTCACCGCGTCGACCCGATCCGCCTTCTTCGAGCTTCCGCCGCCCGTGCTGTAGGATTTGGTCACCGTTGTGCTCGTGCCTGATGTGTGCGAAGTGCCCGTCGTATCGCTTGTGCTCGACCCCTGCGTGCTGCTCTGTCCGCTCGTGCTCGTGCCCATGCTTCCGGATACTGCCGTCAGGTAATTCTGATTGTATTCCTTGCGCTGGCTCTCGCGCAGCTCCTGCACCTTCGCTGCCAGCTGCGCCGCATAGTCCGCGTTCAGCCGTCCCTTCGTCTGCTCGTTGTGCTGCGCCGCCTGCGCCATCTGCGCGCGGACCTGCTCGTTTTTCTGCTCGTTTTCCCAGGTCAGCTCCTGTACTGCGCGCGCAAGCCTGTCCCCTTCATTCGCCAGTGTATCCAGCGTATAGCTGCTCCTGCCCATGCCGCGCGCCAGCGCCGCCGTCTGCACATCCGCCGCGCTGCGCGCATAGCTGCGCTTCTGCTCGTCAATGCTTCTTGCCAGCTGCGCAGCAAGGCTTTCGATTTCCTGCTCGCCCGCCAGTCTGCTCGCCTCGTATTTCTGCTGCGCCGCTTCCATCTCTGCATCCCGCTGCGGCCGCAGCAGATTCTGCGCATATGCGTCAATCTCCTCGTCCGTCATGTAACCCATCAGTCCCGAAAGGATCTGATCGCGCAGCTTTTCGTCAAGCACCTTTTGCGTTGCGCTCTGGCTTTGGCTTTTGCTCTCGCTCTGGCTTGCGCTGTGATATTGACTCGTCGTCGTGCTCTCATGACTGGTGTTTGATACCGTAATTCTCGCCATTTATGCTCCTTTCTCCGCCTGATGCGCCGCTCTCATCCGGCTCGTCCCTTTCTGTCTGCCGGCCGCCTCGCGGCTTTCTGCTTTCATCTGCTCGCTCCGCCGACTCTGCCTGCAAAAGTTCAGCCGACTCGCTTCCATATGTATACAGCCGTATGCCCAGCGCCTGCATCCGGCAAAAACCCATCCTCTATCTGCTCCCATGCACCGCCAAAGTGCGCCGCTGGGTTCTCGCTGTTCACGGACAGATATACCGTGTCAATCGGATACGTCAGATTCAGAATCTGCATCTTCTCATCCTGTTGAGATGCGGCCTGCAGCGTCGCGCTGTTCCTCATGCTGTTCAGCGTCTTGTCATGCATTCTGCTCGCCGTCCATGCTTCCAGACAAAAGTCCTTGAGAAACAGTATAAGCGCTTTGATGTATGCTTCCGTTCCATCGCTCTGCCGGTATTCCGGCACTCTCGGCTGCTTAAACGCCATCTTTACACCTCATCCATGCCGTATTCCACCTGGATGCCGCCGTAAATCCGCCATCCCGCCGCTCTTGCGCCGCTTTCAATTCTCATTTTCACGCGTACGCCGCCAAGCTGAATCTTCACCCGATAGTCCTTTCGCGCCCTGCGCAAAAGCACCGTCTTCGTCTTTTCCCCTCTGTCCGTCATGATCGTCAGCCGCACCGGCACATCGTTTTCGTCCGCATCCGCCGTGAATCTGAGCACAAAGTCACGCTTGATCAGTTCCTTGCCCAGATCAAGCCACGGCGTCTCCCACAGACTCTTCATCGCCGTGTCCAGATAACTGCCTGCCTTCTCATCGTTGTAGCGCAGCACCTCATACGGCGCATCTGCCTGCGTAAAATACACCTGACCGTTCGTCGCAAAAAAGTCCCGGACCCGGATCCCCTTTCGGATCATGAATGTCCCGCGTTCCGTATCATACTCGATGACCGTGTTGTTCTGCGTCAGCACATCGCTTTCTTTCTCCTTCACGCACAGCGCCAGATAGTAGATATGCCCGCATACGCACGCCGTCGCCGCCGCTTCCATGCCCGCCATTCTCATGCGCATCGTCTCGTGCAGCGCATCGCGCGAGAGCATCTCCATCGTCGATCCGTTGTACATGCCCAGACCGCCCTCCGTCAGAAAGAGCATCTGCATCCTGTCCGTGCCGATCGTTCCCGCCTGCACAGGTCCGTCCGTACCATATGCCTGTGTAATCGTGAAGCTCGACGGATCGCTGCCCCGTATTTCAAAGATCGTGCGTGTCTTCACCGCCAGCAAATATCCGCCAAAGGGCTCAATCGCCATAAACGCGTCGCCGTCCCATGTCGGCTGCTTGATCACGCCTCCGCCCAGTTCCGGCGTATCCGGCACGCTCGTCCAGTCAAACGGGTCGTACGCTCTGGAATAGAATATGTCGTCCGGATATCCCGGCGCGCCTGTGCCCCATATCCGCTCCGCATGCCTGCTAAGCTGCGCGAAGCGCACGTCCGCATAGTTATCGCCGATGGCGAGCGTCTTCTTTTCCGCCCTCAGATCGCTGCCGTAGAGCACCACCATCCCGTCCTGCGCATTGCTCATGATCAGGATGTCGACGGTGTTTCCACTCTCTGCCGCCTCGTATGTCACGCAGCTCCACTTGTTGGATTCAAATCCCTCCGCGCGCTTGACCCATCCCTCCGTGCCCATCGTATAGGTATAGATCGCGCCGCCCGCGCCTGCGACAAATACCTGCGGATCATCCGGTCTGCTTCGCCTGTAAAAGCGCGTCAGCGTCTCGATCGGCTCGCCCAGCGCCGCAAATGCGCGGCTTGTGCCGTAGGCCGTCGCCAGCACGCCTCGCTGTGTGCGCATATTTTCCGCGCGGTATGCATAGTCCGGATTCACGTTCGAGTCGCCCGCCGCCTGATAGACGCCCTTCGGCGTGGGAATCGTGAATCTCCCCTCATAGCTGCGCTCTGCCTTCCTTCGCTCTCCCGCCATCCGCTCACCCCTCTCCTTCGTCCCGCATCATTGTCCATATCCGGCGTCCGTTTTTTCGCCTCGCCCGCTCAGCGGATCGGGAGCACGCTGATCTGCGTGCATCCCGCCTCCACGCCCATCTCACAGGTTGCCCGTGTTCCTGAGAATCTCCACCAGCGGCTGCGGCATCTCCACGCTCTTGCCGCGCATGAAGTAAAAGTCCACGCCGTTCAGACCCACAAACAGCACATCATCCTTACTGCCCGGCATCAGCGGCAGCAGCACCTTTTCCTTCGGATAGCCGGTGCAGCCTGCCTGCGCCATCAGCTTGTCCATATTCTTCATCGTCTTTTCGCACTTGCCGGCCAGCGCGCTGCTCGCGCGCTCAATCGTCTTGGTGGTGTTCGTCCTGATCGCCATCTTTGTTCTCCTTTCTTGGGGATTGCATCCCCAAACCCCTTCTTGGCTTCGCCCTTGTTTTAAGCCTTTATGTAGGGGAGGGGCTCTGCTCCTCCCCATTCATCAGCAGCTCATTCCCTCACGCCGTAAAGCCGCACTCAATGCGCACCGCGTATTCCGGCTGCAGCAGCTTCACGCCGAAGCCGTCCATCTTCCAGCCCACGGTGGAGATCTGCTCCAGCGGATCGGCCGTGCCTGCGCTGCCCGCCGGCTTGACGATCACGCGCGGCTTGGCGCCCTTGAAGCTCGTGTAGCCGTAGGCATACTGGCCCAGCACAATGATGCTCGCCACGTCCGCGCCGCCGCTGCCCGCGCTTTCAAAGATCTTCGCCTCCGTGGTCTCCACGATCCGGCAGCCGAACAGACGGCCGATTTCACCCGTGTATACCGCTTCCTTGTCCTGATAGCGCGATACCGCCACAAACGTCTCGTCGTCCTGCAGATCATAGAACGTGTCCGGGCCGACGATCGCAATGTAGTAGCCGCCGAACGTCTGCGCGTGCGCCTTCTTGAGCTTCCTCACAGCCTTGCGCAGCTCCTTCGTGCTCAGCTTGTCCTCGCTCGTCAGATCCGCGCGGCTGGTCTTGCCGTTCGCATAGATCACGTTCGTGCAGGTCGCCAGTTCCTCGCGCACGACCGCGTCGATGCTTCGCGCGCCCGCGTCGCCAAAGAGCTTGGTCTTGCGCAGGATGTTCATGTCCAGGTGGCTCAGATCCAGCTTGTCCGTGCAGCGCGCATACTCGCCGTACTGCTCCAGCTTCACCGTCACTTCCGTCTCCGTCAGCATCACGCTCTCGCCCGGCTCGCCTTCTGCAAGCGTTGCAGTATTCGCCTCCAGCGGGATGATCTTGCGCATGTTCATCACCAGGCCGCTGTTTTCCGGCATCCTGTGCTCGTCGCCAAACTGCAGGTGCACCAGCTCCGGTTCAAACGTACGCAGAAGCTCCCTGTTGTAGTAGGTCTGCATGCCCGGCGTCAGGCCGGTGCTACCCGTCATGTTCGTGTTCGTATTCGTATATGCCAT